ATTATCCTGCTCGTCAAAATCGAACAGGCTCTCACATCGCTGGCATTTCCACATGACCTTGAAGTCCTGGACCAGCCCACCAAATTCAATGCTGAAGCGCTCATCTGCAATCGGCTCCATGATCTTGCGCATCTGCCAGTTGCATAATGGGCACTTCTTGGTCTCGATCATTACGGTATTGGGTGGGCAGTCTGGGCTCATTCTTCCACCTCTTGATAGGTGATGATGCAACCAGGACCTAAAATCATGCGCTGCATAACCCGACCTGTTTCATCTCGCTTTGTAGCACAAATAAACGGATAATATTCATCGTTAATCGTTAACTCATTCTCGCTTCCTGCGTTAATTTCGGCGTTGCCAAACTGAACCTTTACTATTTTATTCATGCCTGCACCTCGTTAATTGGTTGGTAGTAATAATCAAAATCCCTGTTTGATAGTGACCGATACCACCTGAATTTATAACCTGAGCTATTGATGATATATTGCGCTCCCCACCTATCGGTTACCAGGGCAACTCTGTCACCCGTCTCGCGGTCAATGTGGGTTGCGTGCAGGCTAACATAAATCCTGTTGGTCTCGCGCCTTGCTCGGCTGTTGGCTCTGTAATTGAGCTTGTCATCACGTTCCATAATTGCTACCAAGCGTTCCATACTACTCTCCTTCTTTATTTTCCAAATACTCGATCAACATATCCCTGATGATCTCAGAGATAGTGCGCCCGGACTCCTGGACTCGGCGCATAAGCCATTCGTGCTGTTCCTGCGTTATCCTGATAATAATTGTCTTCGGTTTCGTTTCCATAAGCATCCTTTCTGTAAGATTATTCGTACGCCACTAATTCACGTAGACCGCAATGACTGCATGTGCATTTGCCGTTCTTGGCAATTTCTACGATAGCCATATTGACGCTTACCCAGAATTTGTGATCACAGTTGTTGCAAACCATCTTGACCTCGTCCCCACCGATTTCATAATGCTTGATAAAATGCGATCCGTTCCTTAGTTGTTCTTCTGCTTTGGCTTTTTTCTCGTAGAATTTCATTTCATATCTCCTTGATTACATATACAATACCACGATGTATTACATTTGTCAAGCAACCTACACAATCTGTTCTATTTGTTCTATACACTACCAATTTCGCACATTATTATCATAAGGAAATTGAGCCAATATCCACTTGCAGAAAAGCTACCAGAATGCCACCAGGATTGAAATTTGGTGTGTTTTTGCAACGAACAGAGACATATTGAGTAATAATCCACTTAATCAAAAAAACGCCAATAATGGCAGTTTTTTGGCGTCTAATCTGATAACACAGATTTCCATATGTACACTTTGGTTTACAATTTCTGGAATAAGTTGACAAATATACTGACAAATTTATCGACATTTCTCATGTATTAAATTGTGTCGATTTTGAACATGATAATCGACTCATGTATTAAATATGTCGATTTAGTGAACATGATCAGCCTATCATGTAAAGAAAATGGCGATTTCTTTACATGATGTTTTGTATCCTTCAGGATACAGGCATTCATCAGGATAGTGTGTGGATCCACACATTATTCATACGAAAAGCGTGAGCCAAATCATAAAACGAAAACGGTCCAAATCCACAAATTACTAAAGTTAAATACCACAAATGGCTAAAGCTGGCGGATAAAACGGTAGATGTATACAAACTATGCTTTTAATAACTATTAAAAGTGTGCGCCAGGCTGAAAAACTTTTGATTTTAGAAAGTTTTTAGGTGGGAGACTGAAAACAAAGTGGCAATAGTTTTCAGTGGGATGAGAGACTCATAACCTGGTCAAAGCTAACAGGATAGAAGTCCCACACATCGACACCAACGTTTATGCGGTTGTCTTTTGGCTCAATAGGATTATTGTGGATATGCCCATGCAGATGAATGGCTCCATAATACTGCCTGTTCCAGGAATAAAGTGGCCAGTGGCAAAGGGTGAACCAGATGTCATTCAGCTTCAGGATTAATAGCCTTTCGCCTGTGATCTGCTTGTCATGGTCACCGATCAGGAATATCTTATTACCTACCAGGCGATCTGCATAACTCTTGCCGTTACGCCAGGCGAAGTCGCCAAGCACATAGACCGTATCGCTCTTGCTGACGACACTGTTCCACCGCTCAACAAGCGCATTATCCATTTCTGCAAGGTCGGAGAATGGGCGATCGCAAAGATGGAGCACATTGCCATGTCCAAAGTGTTGATCAGAAGTAAACCAAATCATTATCAGCACATTATATCACGAACTATTGCGAACTATTGCGAACTATCCCGCAGTCCGATTGCGGAATTGTACATAAAGCGAACAGCCCCATTGCTGAGGCTGTAAGAACTCTTTCTACACATGGTAGGCGAGCTTAGTCTGATGCCGAAGCAGAGCAGGAACGGTCATTGTATTGGTTGCCGTCACACGGTTTGGAACCTGAGCTCACCCTGCCAACCTTGCAGGTAACACTTCTACTACATCATGCCATGTGCTTGTCGTATATACAATGACCTAATTTGTCGGTCAGGATTCGAACCTGATAACGTGCAGGTAAACTGTCGACATCACCCTGCCGATGTGTATCTCCCACCACACCGCCGACAAATCTTGTTGCTGGGGTTTCACCAGCACGACCAGGTATCTGCGGTCGGTCGAAACCTTAGGCTCTCCCTGGTTGCCTGATAGCCGAGCATTGGCTGTACACACCAGTCGGCGAGTCTCGACTCTGGGTACACTGTTAGGAGGTATGTCGGACACTGTGTGGCGTGGCGAGAATCGAACTCGCCTGAGCGCATTGTGAGATTTTATCTCAACACGGATGAACCCGTCTACGCCTTCAACCATGCACGCCCATGTAGGTGCAGTCCAGGTCGCTCATCTGCAAATTGCCGACACCGATTTTCTCGTCCTCGGTCAACAGAAGCCACTTGCCACGTCTTAGTGACGCAATGCCCTCGATGCTGCACCTGTGGAGCTGGCAGGAATTGAACCTGCGTTCATGAGCGAGACGCCAAGCGACTCATCAACATGCGACACCTTACAGCCCCTGAATGAGCCGTGAAGGTGCGCATCACCATAACTATGGGAGTGGCGTCACGGCTACTGTTGTCAATTATTATACCACATTTTATGCAACCGCCTGAACAATATCAGCCAAGATAGTCCAAGTGCCACCGTAAGTCTCAGCAACCAGCCCTGCAGCGTCTATGCCTTGCACCCCGTAATGATGTCCTCCGACCTGTAATTGAGCAGTGATACTTGCCTTCGCATTCAGATTAAGAGTCGTCCCCGTGTAGGTCAAAACAGCATCGCTTGCGGTCAAGCCAGTTGAAACGCCATTCAGAATAAGCAGTCCAGCAACCGAATCAACAAATAGCAGCGCAGCTGAATCCGGGTCCTGGATATTGTGCTTGATCATAAGCTGCTGCTTGGTCGTGTTCAAGGTCATATCCGTTATGTCAATATCCCATGAGTTTCCACGGATCTGACTTACCGCTCCGGCGGTATATCCAGCATTAATGGCGGCTGCCGCCCAAGCCTTGACTGCTTTTATAGCACTATCCAACTCCACCAGCGTTTCGGTCGACCACCCTGCGCCCTTGATGGCTGTCAATGTAGCTTCAAGAGCCATGTCATTCGGAGTATCAGACTCAAACCACCGCACCGTTGTATCAGGTGTGGTCGTGTCCCCAGCCAATCCCTTGACATAGACCGTCAGAACATCCCCCGACCTGACAGCAATCACCCCTGACTGCCCGCCTATGGCTGTTTCTCCAGACGCTGCGGTCATGGTGGTTTTAGGCAACACAACAAAAGCCGAGCCAGCCCCGCCTATCTGCCTGGTAACATACATCACATAATCGCCATTGCCAGCTACCTGGTCAAGGCTCACATCCACAATAATTGACTTGTCGCCATTCGCTGTATAAGCACCAATGGCAAGAGCGGATGATATGTTTTGGTTGCTCAAACTGTCTGTTTCAATATGTTTCATTTAAACCTCCTAAAGTGTTGCCATAGCGGTTGAAAGTCCACTAATTTCTTCCCCTGACAATTTCTTATTATAAAAAGCAATGCTTTCAAATGGCGTAGCATAAGAATCTCCACCTGATCTGCCAAGTCTGAAACCATCTACGCTATCTGTACCTGTCAGTGGTATACTGTAAACATAAGAACCGTTCAAATATAAATCGCCGCCAGCAATCGCAATAGTTGTTAAGCCTGTCAGAATTTGCGTTGGGTTAGTTGCATATCTTCCAAACCAAGTCGTTCTTATGTCTGTAGGGCAATAAAAAAATATGCCAAAATCATAAAGACCGGCGGTGTCAGAAACTGGCATACAAATAGCTCCTGCTTTATTAAACCTGAAAATAATACTTGTGGTGCTTTTAGCCGAGTTTGGAATATTGAGACCACTTGGTGTCAGGTAATTTGTGTCAGTAAAATTGAGCCAGCCAGTTGCATTCCAATTAACCGTACCAACTTCGTTCATGTTATTAGTGCCAGGGTTTGCAAGATTGACTAATGATGCAACTTTACTTGCAGCATTCTTTGCTTGCCATGCAGCAATGCAATTCGCAGCAGGAATTCCGCCAGACAGCCACCATCCACCAGCCACTGCCAGCGAATTAGGCTTGAATGTTGGCGAAAATGTGCGACCAAAAACAGGTGCAAATGTCATCTTTCCTCCAGCCTTGTCACCCTCTCCCGCAGGTCGTCAACCTGCTCCTGGAGAGATGGGGGAGCAGGGGGAAGGACCACATCAACCTTCAGCCAATTCAAAAGTTGGCTGTAATCACCCTCGAATATGGTAAGCTCAGCATCCCCAGCGTCTTGTCCGAACTCTTTGCCTCTGCCATTTCCATTAGCTGAGTTTTGCCATAGGGCGTATGTATTCCAGGCGGGAGGCATGTAGTATGGTTTCTTGGTAATGTTGTTTGCCCACCAGGAGTAATCAGCAACCCAAAGCGGATAAGCACCCATCCAGGATAAGTGTTCTGTTTTGAAATAGTCTGTGTACCACTTGGCTGTATATATTATCGGCTTCAGTCCTGTTTTATCTTCAACACGCTTGCACCACATTTCAGCCCGCCAGGCATAATCAGAGAACAACTTGGTATCTCTTACGCTGGTTTCCTCAAAGTCAAGGATAGGAGGAAAGTCAAACTTATATCTTAGATAGCGTTCAAGATAAAAGTCTGCTGCCACAGTTGGATCAACAGATGCTTGCAACCAATGGTAGCAACCCGTTAAGAGCTTACCAAAATCAAAAGCGCTCTTACAGTATTCCTCAAAACGAGAGTCCTCAAACTGTACACCACTGACACTATAAGCATCTGTCGCCTTTGTAATCCAGAACCTTGCACCAGCATTGTACATTACTGGGAAGTTTATCTTTCCAGCCCAGTGAGATGTTGATGTCCCTAATATTCTTGTCATTTCTTTTTCCTCTTCTTCTTAGCTTTAGATAGGACAATAGCTACCGCACTCATGTAATTGCCCTTGTTATCGGCGATCCGTGCGGAGTGCCGACTCTCTGCACAACGCCCTCGATAACCTTGTCTGTTTCAGCCAGAGTCTTGTCGGTGAACTCGGCAACATCAGCATCATACACCGCCGGTGCCTGGAATAGCAGTCCACTTGTAACCGTCCCCGCTGCCGCCAAACTTTGCACCTCCGCCTCACTCAACACTCGGTTATAAATCCGCGCGTCTTTTATCAGCCCGTCAAATGGACGGACGTACTTAAAGTAAAAGTTATAGATATTCCCAAGCATATACCTGTAAGCTGTTTCTATTATCGTTGTTTCACCATCAGGCGCTATGTTTGTTGTCAATTCCTGTACTGTTCCGTCGATGTAGATAATAGGCGGTGTCGTTCTGTCTGTTGAAATATCCCTGGTTACTGCTACATGTACCCACGTATTGAGTGGCAGCGAGTTGTTTGGAGTAAGCCAAGATCCATTATCGTTGCTTACTAAATCATTTCCATTAAAAAAATATATAATGCAAGTTCCAGCAGCGTTTACGGCCATATCAAACCCGTTATTTTCACCCCCCCATGCACCCAAGATATGTCCACTATAGGTCGCCGGTACGCTGTGAGTATAAATCCATGCGCTCAACGTTCTTTGAGTCAGGTTGTTCGCTTCAGGAATTACACCATATTCAAGTGCGTCCACTGTGCCAGCGGCGCTAAACTCGCAAGACATGAGGGTTATACCTTGACCAACAACCAGCTTCTCTTTGACTCTCCAGCGAACCTCAACGATCTTTCCATCGATCAACCCGTACTCAATTCCATTGACCCAATATTGACCATCAATGCCGGTCTGACTTTCCTTGATCTTGACAACGTCACCAATGTCAATGTTCAGAAAGGCGTTCATCAACTTATTGCTGCTATTGGCTACAAAGTAAACGGTATCAAGCACCGTGCGAGGTTGTTTCTCCCGCATGACAATGGATTCTGCTTTTATAGTGGCATGTGCCAGCGTCACCTGGTATACCTGGTTGATATTTCTACTCACTACCCCATGCTCGTTACAGGATGCATCATTCTCTGCTTTATATGATATTGGATTGTAACTATAAATCCCTTTGCCCCTTGCTTGCAAAAATGTTACATAGCCTTGAGCAGCGTTTCCGTTGGTTATTGAGTAGGTAACACTTTCCGATCCATAAGTAGCTATCACGGTCAAGTCGGCTGTGATATTACTACCCGTGCCATTCTCTAATGTGTTGAATAGATAATCTGTAGTGGCAACCGGAGTGACCATTGACATGCCATTGACCCTGCGCCCGCCTCCACTTGGATCCGTATATCTTGCGGTCAATATCTGCGTTTCACCGCTTGCCAGCAGGAGTGGGTGTCGCAAGGTGAACAATATAGTAGTGGCTGCTGCATCGACCTCTTTTGGATAAGCGGTGAACTGCATCGAGTTGATCAGATTATCTCCATATTCCACGTCCAGGTCGGTCATGGTATCTTCTATCAACACGGTTTCTTGTGGGATTAAAGCGGTTACGGTTGGGATGGGTAGGTCACCACTGTTTTGTGTCCAAGTTGTGCACATATCTGGCGTAGTAACGTCATCAGAAGAGAAATAATTTACAGCACCGTCAAATTGAATAATCCATTGACTTGAAATTTCATACCAATAGATAATCCCCAAACCATTTACATAATAACCCCTACCATTGAGGATTCCATTATTAACATAAACTCCGTTTGAAGCTGTAGTTCCTGCCCCAGCAACAACCATTGAGCGCGGAACACCACCTGAATGCACCGGAATATTCGTCAGCGCATGAAGACTGTTTCTATGCGTTTCTGATTCAAATACCAGCGTTTCACCATAGGTCTTATCCTTTTTCAAATAGCAATAACCCATTTCAGACAGTATCAGTTTTACTATCTCGGAGTATGCCCTCGTCTTGTCTGTTACCGCATCGAATACCACCGGGAAGGTGTTAGCTCCAGTGTCATAAGCGGTCGCCTGTGGCTGTATCTGCATACCCGTAACGATGGTGGTTATCGCCTCGTCAGCCCTCTTGTCGGTTGCAATGGTTGGTTGGACCAACGGAAACTCAGCCGCATAATCTAACCAGTCTGAAACGGTTACGAACACCGCGCGCTGTGAGGTCGTGCCAGCGTCAATGTCCACTCGATCGACCTTGCCCCTGAACCTTACATATTCCTGACCGTCAAAAGTGAATACCAGCTTTATGGGAATGCCCTTTTTCCAGCCAGCCAATGCACCTGCAAGATTAGGGGAGTATTTACCAGTAGAGTTGTTCAGGTAGAACGTAAGCACTCCTGTATCCGCCATGCGGTCAAGTTCTGTGTTGCCCCAAATGCCCCATCTCGCGTTTATAGCCTTGCCCGAGATAAGCACGTCATTTGATATATCAGCCCACGCTGATGCAATATAGGCGTATATTTTCCAGGTTAGCGGCGTGCTTATCATCCCATCACCTGTAGCATAGCGTCACGGATAACCCGCGCCAGCCTTGACTCGTCTATTCCTTTATTCGTGGCTATTTGTTGAAGGAGGCGGACAACCTCGTCAGATCCACCGAGTTTGTCTGTTGGCGTTACGTACCCGGACTGATTAAAACTAACACGTTCAGGACCTTCTTCACCGACCATCATATCTTGACCAGCGCTAAAATAACCACCATCAGCGTAAGGGGTTGGATTGCCGGGAACTGTTATGCCACCATAAGCATTGGAATTATAGCCACCATTGGTAACAATTTTGACATTAGCATAATAGGTTCTTTCAAGATCATTGAGTTTCTGTTGCAATACATCAACTTCGTCCTGTGAATTCTTTACAGATCCGTCAAGGGGCATGAAGAACTCGGTCAGCTTTTGCCCTTCAGCAGCGAACGCCGCCGGATCACTTAGCAATAACGAGGCTAAGTCATCGGTCTTCAGATTCAATTCAAACTCATAAGCTTTCTGTGTGCCAAATGTATCGTCAACCAACTCCAGCCTGTTGATAATTTCGTCCGTGGTAAGCCCGGCGTCTTCGGCTAATTGCAGGAAAGTACCAACAATATCACCACCAACGCTCTCTTTCCAGCTTTTCTGCGCCCCTTCAAGTTCACCAATTGCGCTTACAAGGTCGGTTCGTACTGCATCAGCCGCCTCGTGGTATTGAGTTTCAATACCAGCAATGGCTGCCTCATAAATTGCTAAAACGCTATCTGATGTGTAAAAACTCTTTTTCACATCTTCTACGGCAATAGCTGCTTCTGTAAATACCGCCGGAGAGTTCCCCATGAATGCGTTCAAATTTTGAATGTCGGCGGTTAGAGATTCTGCATCATACTCAGTAGAAAAAAAGCTATTGTCAAGATAGCCGAGATAATCGCTAAACGTTATTACGTCTTTATTTAGCGCCTTCCATGCCAGGGACATTTGAGTCGCAACCAGGATTACTTCTGTGGTATCGTCAACAGCCCCAGCAAGAGTTTCAGCTAACAGGTCTGTGCCTATGGTAGATTTTCCGAGCGCATTTGTAAGATTAGTAATTGATGGTATGACTTTCAATCCGATGCTAATTGCCATCCCATTTAACTTATCTTGTAGATTATCAACTGCAATTTCGTAATCTCTTGTCGCCTTAATTGCCTCTTCATTAAGCACAAGTCCGGTCTCTTCGGCAGCAGCTCCTAATTCTTTGATACCGTCGGCACCTATTTCCATAAGCGCAGCCATTTCACCGCCTGACCGCCCAAAGGTATCAAGCAAGAACTTAGACCGCGCTATAGGATCTTCAATCGCGACATATTGGTCTGCCAACCTTCCCATGCCATCGATAGTCGGATCTAAACCGTTTCTGATAGCAATCTGCATCGCGGTTTGCATGGTATTGAAACTGATCTTTACATCATCAGCCGCCTGGATCAATTTACTGGCATCTTCGGGCGTTGCGCCAATGGTACGCGATAATTGCCTAACTTCTTCAGCATAAGCAACTGTGTCGTTTATGGTATCTTTTAGCGCTTTTCCAGCCGCTAATATTGCGCCTGAAAATGTCGCAAAACCAAGCACGGATCCCATCACGCCTTTAGTAACATCCCCCAGTTTAGACTTAGTATCCTTCAGCCCCTTTTGCAGGTCTTTAGTATCAGCGCCTATCTTTACGAACAAGCTCGCGATCAATCCCATGTTCTATTTTTTCCTCGTCAGCCAACTATGCGCTTTAGTCTTACCGTCACGCACCTGTAGCCATTCGTGAAACACAGCCAGTGGAAGCGCGTCTATGTATTCCAACGTCCACCCGGTCTCTCGTGCCAATTCCCATTTCCAGTGTTCGAGTGGAACGCCATCGTTTCCTATCAATCCGAGATAGACGCGCTTGCTAAGTTTTTTTCATCGTCCAGCGGATTCATGGCCGCTTTCCGAATAGCCTTAGCCACTCGCTGAAAGTCCCTGAAGCTCAACGCTCGCAGTTCGTCAATGGTCATGCCAACAATGCGCGCGACCAGTTCATCGGAAACATCATCTTCCGTCTCTGACTTCCACATATCGCGCCACTCTTTGATAGTGACCTTTTCCAGATCGACCTTGATCTCACTCCCGTTTGAAAGTTTCATGGTTAGTAATTTGAGAAAACGCTTGCGCCGTTTTGCTGGAATGTAGCAGAGACCTCTACCACATCCGAGTACGGATAGTTGACTTTAGGACCCAAAACAATCACCGGGTAGGTTTCTTTTGGCTTTCCTACCACAGTTCCTTCAGGTGCCACAGTGAGCGTACCCATGCATCCTTCACGGAGCGCATTTGTCACCAGCGTACCGCCTGTCTGCATTAATCCTGCATAATCAAATGATCCGTCTTTGAGCGTGGTTAGATAAGTTTTGAACGTATCAGCACCGGCGCTCACATCCACCAGCCCAATGGACGGGTTGGTGTTTAGACTTCTGTATTCAGTGGATAGTGTTACCGTTCCGCCTGAACCTGCGAAGCTAAGAAATAAATCTTTTCCTGTATAATCTGCCATAATATTTAGTCCTCCTAAGACTATGTTTGATCCATGCGGACGCGATAATAAGCGCCCGCTGTCCACGTTATTACTTTTGCTTCATCAACTTCCGGGAATGCGAACTCTGTTTCTCTCGCAACCCAAAAGCTGTTCCAGCCACTTGCTGTTATCGTGCCCTTATGCAACAGGTCACTTATCAGCGCGTCAATGGTTCCCGCCTGCGCTTCTGTGTTTGCATAAGCCCGGATATAAATCACCTGCTGAGTTGACTCTCGCGGTGTCATGTTGTCCGGTCCACCGAACTGGTAACTCCAAACCACATAGGGCGGGTTTATATCGTCCGGCGCTTGTCCAGGATAAATCGCAGTCCCACCAAGTGCGGTAATAAGCGCGGTTCCGCCTGACAGTTTTGACCATATCCCTGCGTTCAATGCGTTGTAAATTGATACGCTTGTCATTTCGTCACCAGGTCTTTGAGCAATTGATTGAACTTTTCTTTTGCCATCTCACAAGCAGTTCCCAAGAATGGTCGCGCCGCTACCTTGCCCTTCTTTCTACCCATCTCAACCCAAAAGGCATAATCCACAGAAGATCCGACAATCGCCTCGCCTTCTTTCACATCACCAAATTCATCTTCTGGAACCGAACTCACTTCCGAATTCTTGTTTTGTGCGTCAGAAAGCGATTGCGTGTACCTGTTGGTTTTACTTGTCTTTGGGAAGATGCTCGATTTTAATGCCCCAGTATCTACAGGCGCCAGCTTCTTTGCACTTGCCTCTATCTCAAACGCGGTCTTCCTGACAATCTGGTCTTTCTTTGCCGGCATATCTCTCAATATGCGGTCAAGTTCTTTTGTATCCAGGGTATAGGTTGCGCCTTTTCCTAAAGTGACAGTTGTCATGTGACTTCCTCCAGCACCGCCCGCCTGACAATGTTCCAGGATTGCCCCAAGTTGACCGCCACGACATTAAAGGTATAACTACCCCATGTCACCCTGTTGGCTGGTGTAATGGTCGTATCATAGGGCACTGAGAGCATTGCACGAGCGAATGGCTGAATGGCTGAATTGGTCAATGACTCCCTGCCTGAATCAAAGTCAATGCGGCAAGAGACTGAAGCGGTCGCAGTGCCCCAAGTCTCGATCATCCCACCCTGATTATCCCTGGTATAAGCCAGTGACAATATCGAGCAGGTATCAGGCATCAGATCCTCTATATCATCCCGCATTTGGCGGAGTTCTTCAGCCGACAAGCCCTGGCTCATAGATCATCCCTCACTATTTTTACAGAGTGCATCGATTCATGTACTGATAAGTTCTGGTAATAGTCCGCCATTTCAAGGTATGTTTTTCGCAGTTCACCGCGCTTTATACTATGACCATCGGTGGAAAAGTCGAACAGGCGTGCTACATTAGCAGCTTTTATTCTCCAAATGTCAGCAGCAGCAGCGTTCAGGTCGTACGTGCTTCCAGTCCAGTAATAAGCTGAACCTGCCTGGTCGGTTGCGAAAGTTGCAACGCCCCTGGTATAGTCCATTGACCATCCGCCAACAGTGCCTGATGCATTCTCGATCTTGAATACCGCCGTGCCTGATTCAATATCACCATAGCCAGTATGGTATTCTTTGTAGATGATCGATCCGCCTGAATATGACTGAACAGCATCCAGTTGCCCGTGAATCACGTCCTGCCTGTGACGGTCAAGCACTCGTTGGATCTCTTCAGAATCCCAATAGGTCATGCCATCGTTAGTCCATTCAGCAGTGCCGGCATTTGAATAGCCCCTGACGGTATCAATTAGCGTTTGCATTCCTGTTCTTAGTGCCATTTACACCTCACTATTTATTCCGGTAAGGTGATAAAATCTGGCTATCACCTTACCGGATGATGTCTTACTTAATAAATTGATCCACGTTGTCTTTTGTAACCACCAGTGAGGCTACAAAAATGGTATCTGGAATTGACTTGCCAAGTGCTTTAGCAACCAGCATCTGCAATCCCCAATACTCTTCCGCATAGGTGTCCTGTCCAATTAAACCGATCCACGTGCCATCCTTGACCGCATCAAGTGCAGCAGGAGGCATGTCGGATCCCAAGAACAGGGTCTTTGTCCCGGCTTCAATGCGTTCCTTCCAGGGACCAATAGTGTTGTTGGCAGCACCATCAGCGAACCATAACAGGCTCAAGTCCGGGTGAGCGATCATGTAAGCATCAACGGTTGCAACTGCAGCCATCGCAGTCCCATCATATAACGATTCTTCATAGACCGTAATGTCCGGGCATAGCATTTTAATCTGCTCATTGAAAGCCTGCATTCTCAGCGGCACGACCACACTATTATTACCAACGGCTCCAACAGATCCTTTACAACCTAATACTTTGGCAGCATAAGCGGCGGCGGATTGCCCAATTTGTTTATGGTCTGTTCCAATGAATCCGGAGCGCGTCTTGTATGGACTGTCAGTATTGCCAACTTCTACCGGGATTCCCTTTCCCTCAGCTTCTTCAATTAAAGGTTCAGCGGCATTGAAGTCAACAGCATAGAAAAGGATGCCTCCAGTATTCGGATCAGCATTCAACTGTTCAAAAGTTTGACTCTGCTCAGCTACGCTTGCCCCTTCCAATGGTCCAACGAACTGAACTTTTACGCCCAACTCTTTGGCTGCCGCATTCCATCCCTCTAATCCAGGTACATAGAACGCATTGCTAATATTGGCTGCCAACCAGTAGAAGGTCTTGCCTTCTAATGGATTGGCCTCTTTGGGTGCTTCTGCAGGCACTTTAGGCGCGCAACTGATAAGCATTACAGCTACGAGCATCAACGAAATAACTACAAATATCTTACGCATTTTAAAACTTCCCTTTCGCCCATTTGGGCAATTTAATACTGCCATTGGATACGTCAAGTATCAATGCCAGCAATAGGACAGCCCCTATTATTGACTTTTGCCAATACGGACTGACGCCAAGAATGATAGACGCGTTGGTAAGCATATTGAGCAATAGCAGTCCCAAAAATCCTGCAAGAATATTGCCCTTTCCACCACTTAACGCACATCCTCCGATGACTGCTGCAGCAATGACTCTCATGGTCATTCCGTCTACAGCATTTGGTGAGCTTGCATCTAACCTCGCAGCAAGCACAATTCCGATCAGGGAAGCCAGTATTCCCATAATCACATAAAGTTTGATTCCCAGCTTATCGACCTTCACGCCGAACAATCGACCAGCCTCAGGATTCCCACCCATGATGTAAATATGCCTTCCAAATTTGGTCTTTGCCAGCATCATGGATAAAACACCCACAATAACGATTGCATATAGAACGTATATTCTAACACCACCAACCCGCGTTTGCCCAAGCGACTGGAACCATTCAGGGAATCCGTAACTGGATACACTCTTGGTCAAGCCATAAGCCGCGCCTGTCATTATCCACCAGGTAGATAGTGTGGCAACGATAGGGTTTATCTTGAGCTTCATAACCAGGATACCGTTGGTCAACCCTGCCATCGCTCCAGTTGTTAGCGCTGCAAGAATAGCGAATATCGGGTTAAGTCCTGCAACCATCAGTTTGCCCGCTACTACTCCAGCAAAAGATACCGTTCCGTCTACGCTCAAGTCGAATAACTTTGCCACGAGTAGTAGCGTCAAGCCTGCCATTGCAATAGACTCAAATGCTATGTTAGACAACAGCGTGCTTAGATTCGCCCAACTCACAAACACAGGTTTGGCGATTCCCATAACCAGGATAAACATCGCATTGATTGCCAATAAGCCAATGACTCTACGCATGAAGCACATCCTTTATTATCTTGCCATGCTGCATGACCGCTAACCTGTCAGCAACCCGTGTTACCTCGTCTGTTCGATGGTTTATCAGGATGACCGCTACACCGTGTTTCTTTAGTGTGCGGATCAGCTCCAGCACATGCTCGGCGGTTTGTTGACTCAGGCTCGCAGTAGGTTCGTCAAGAATTACCAACCGCGCATTGAATGCCATTGCCCTGCCTATTGCCACTGCCTGTCTTTGACCACCGGAAAGTGTCGCTACAAGTTGTTTCACGTCCGATATATCGATCTTCAATCGCTCCAGCAACTTCACCGCTTCAGATTCCATGCTCTTGCGGTCAAGGAACATGCCCCGTGTCTTTTCACGTCCCATGTAGATATTAGCGGTCACATCGAGGTTATCAGCAAGCGCTAAGTCCTGGTAGACCATTTCGATGCCCAACTTTCGCGCATCATCTACTGAGTGAATCTCGCTCTGATCACCGTTGACGTGAACCGTGCCACTGTCTGCTCGATAAGCACCTGAAAGTATTTTCATCAGCGTTGATTTACCAGCCGCATTATCACCAACCAGCCCCACGACTTCCCCTGGTTCAATACACAGGTCAACACCGTCACAGGCTTTCACCGCTCCGAATGTCTTCCGAATATCACGCATTTCTACAAGGGCGGTCATTTAACAACCTCCAACCTAAACTCTTTCTCAGGTGCGCATCCTTGATGAGTCAATAGATTTTCCATGTACTTATCTTTTTTGAGAGGTCTCCACCCTCCGACCATAGACGAAAAATGTATCTGTGGTTTACAGTCGTCAAGAAAGTCGTGGGGATATTTCAAAATATACCAACAATCCTCATCGTCTTCACGATAGCCTATTAACCTGCTTATCCTGTCCCCAGCATAAGAGCCGAGTTGATTGAATTGTCGCCTACACTCCCTACAATATTTCTTGACCATTATGCTTTACTCCCTCGTTCGTTTACAAGGATAAACGACCTTGCCAAAAACGTGGCAACTCTTTCTTCATGTTCTATGCCCTTCTCCCTTGCCTCATTCAGGAAAACATGCATTAACTCGTGAACAACGATGTACTCAATCTCGCTCTTTTTACAATTCTTTATAACATCAGAATTGACAGCTAAAGTAGCTTGCATGTATTCCCATCGTGTGCTACAAATTGCCGCAGAGTGAAGCGGGTCAAGTCCCTTCATCAGCTTGCAATATTCTTTTTTGTCATAGAAAACAACGTCAATCTTCCACCAACCGAGCCATGTTCTACCTATCCATTCGTTTGCCAGTTTTGAGAATAACATTTCCTTTTTCGACTGCTTGCTCATAGTCTTGCCCTCTTCCATTGAGCGATCGACCATCTAAAGGCGTCAAGCATCCAGCCCTCAAGCCTGCCCGAAGTATAAGAACCGTTTTGAGCATAGAAAGCAGCCGGGTTGGTGATAAACCCCCTCAAGCCCTTGTCGATAGTATCTTTGGTGTGGTGGTAAAGCCCCTCGCAGTATTGGCTGCCGATCCATGTTTTATCCAAAACTCTATTGACGTTATTCAATGCGCCCTGGTTCCCGCCAGCTCGATTGACTTCCCAAAGTAGCACGTTCAAATCTTTATTTAGATCACCTGGCAAGTTAGCGCATAAGTCAGCCATTAGCCAGTTACCAGAGCGCGGACCGCACTCAAACGACTCTGCGAATGGGGTGTCACGCTCCACCAGTTGCAACCATATCTCAGGGAATATATCCTGCTCGATAGATACCGCTTCTGTTAGACTTTTTCTAAGCCATTCAACCGTTTTGGTCTCAAATTTCATAGATCCATAATTAGGTAAATCAGCAGGATTGCCTGTTTCACCTGTAAAATCGCGGTATGATCTAATCGCATGAGGATCACAGTAGCAGGGTATCATCCCTGGTAGAATGACCTCTCCACCGTGCGGACCGCCAGCGAATACCTGTGTCCATTCATCGTTGTATCTGTCATTGCACGCCCGCATAAAAGAGTGTTGGCGCTTCATAGCTTCTTTGCACCATGGCGATAAACAGGTATAGCGGTCATTGCCCCCGAATCCGTAATGATTACGCCATATTGCACCGTTCGCTGAACGTAAATACCAATCATCCGGGAACCAATCAGGGGCGTTGTCGTGACAACGTAACAGCGATTTCATTCCTGCGTTCTTCAGGCGCTCAATCTGAGCGTCAAGTTTCTCCCAGTTATACCCGCCGGACTTCGTTTCTATCTCTTCCCATATAATAGGCAGGAACGCGGTCCGCACCCCAATTTCGCCGATGCGTTTCAGATCATCGTCCGTCAGGTTACGGTCAACTACCAGAATGATAAATTCGTCTCGCTGAATGAATGTCATTTTGCCCACCATGTGTTTGTATCTCGAATTGCCTCATACATCCAGTCTTCCATACGCCCACCTGTAAGATAGGGCGCAAGCGGTCCTGTTATCATAGCCCGTGCGCCCTGGTCAATGGCGTTCTTGGTGTAGGTGTACAAACCAGCAGGACCTTCGCTTGCATACAGCATCTTTACACCGTGACGGTCAATATCCTGCCTTGCGCCCCATAGCCCGCGTGTTTCTCCAGGTCTATACAACGTGTAACAAATGCCCCAATGCTCATGCCCAAATTCCTTATGCAATGCGGTATACAGGTCATCTATAAGCCAGTTGCCAGTAGATGGGATGGTCTCAAAAGCGTGGTGTAGCATGGTCCAATATTCTCCACCGTGCTTATGGAATATTCTTTGCGTTTCTATCTGTCCTGGAATGACCGTTTCACGCAACCAATCCAGCGTTGGTGTTCCTGGTATTGCAGTACCTGGTAAACCGTCTGTACCTGTGAATTGCCTGAAACTTGCAATGGCATAATCATCATAGAAGTAGTTATTACCCGGTATCAATGCTTCCCCATTCGCAGGTGCTATATTGATACATAGCGTTTGGGGATCACTGAACCGTTCACAGACTCGCTCGATGAATCGCAGGTGATAATCCCATGCGGTCGGATTCCAATAGCTAACCGAACTAACAGGGCATTCTCCGTCAAGGTGAGGATCGCCGCCATGTCTTTGGATTTCACCATTGGCGCCGCGAATATACCAATCATCAGGGAAGTAGGTCGGAGCGGATAAGTACGCTTTTATAATAGCCTTCATCCCTGCTTTATGGATAGCGTTTATCCTTTCTTCAATATCCGTCCAGTCATATATTCCCATAGCTGGCTCGCAGAATCGCCACTGCAGATAACAGGCAACCGTCTTTATTCCAGCATCATGCAACCGCATCAATTCGTCATCATGCAATTCGAGTCCGGGATAGCAATTGTAATCCAGGATAATGATATGCTCATCTCGCTGAATAAAGCTCATATTCTTGGCGCTCCCTTCAGGTTCGTCAGCGTCCAGCCATTCCAAGGATGGCGCAAGCACGCTTTTTCCAGCATATCCCGAATGTCCTGTGGGGTGTAACCGTCTGCTCTCAGGTCTGCGATGAACAATCCGCCGAACCGTTTACTCATGTCACCATTAGCCCAACTCAATCGAGGTAGGTAAACGTGACGCGGTTCAGGATAGCCTAATCTCTCGCAGAAGTATTGATACAGGGCATACTCGGTCATTAAATCCATACCACGAACCAATAAATTTGTTCCTATCATGTGATCGAACACGACTTTCTCAGCAGTTATCAGTGGCACTGCTGGAAACATAGGATAATAGTTATCTGCAATAAGTTCAGGTTGCAATCCGCGCCCATCACAGTCTGGCAGGTTTAGAGGTTTTAATCTCCTTTGCACCTCTTCCAGTTGCTCTATCTGTCCGATGTAAGCGGTCACATTTAATCCAAGCCACTTTAGTTCTTCTTCTTGTTGTTCGCGTATCCTTGCCATACGGACAGGACCAATGTCTGTAATATGCGCAGGAGCGGTATCATCAAATCGCACATAGAATTTACCGTCAACAGCCAGTGCCTCGTTGACCAGCGCGGTATAGAGATGCCCCAAGTGCAGGTTACCATTTACGGAGGGATTAAATCGGGTAATTATCATTTCACCCTCCGCCATTCCCGTACTTTTGACGCAAACTTGATATAGTTAGCGGGTGTTACCCCGCTCAAGTCAAATATCTTTGATGTGGTATTGCTTGCATGGATAATTGGTAGGTCAACCTGGATCAACTGCATTCCCGCTTTCTGCGCTCGTAGGCATAGGTCGTTATCACCGTAATAAGATGGCTCAAGATAACTCTCGTCCCACCCACCGAGATCGATCAAGTCCTGTCTCATTCCAGCCAGGCACCATCCGTCAAGATATTGCATAGCGATACCGTCCACCATGGTATGCGCATCATTACGAAGTTGGGCGCCGACCAGGATTCCTTTACCAACATTATAAAGCAAGTCAGGACTCCAGATCCTGAACCCGACAACGGTACTGCGAATATCGTTATTCAGAAACAGTACCACGTCTGACTTTGCTGCTCTCAATCCCTGGTTATTAGCCCGCGAAAAGCCCCTATTGGTATTGTTGCGAATAACCTTGAATTGATCACACTCAAACGCAGGTTCGGATCCGTTGTCGATAACGATAACCTCATCAGCACAGCTTTCATCAATGACTTTCTTGTAATCAGGCAATAAATCAAGGTGATTCCACCATGCAGTTACGATGGATAGGGTCTTCATTCCTGCACCTCTGTATCATTGGTATCAATGACAAACTTGGGGTCAAGCAATACTCGCTTATCCAGGTGCGCTTCAATATCCTCTAACACAGGCTTCCAGTACGTGCTTGTTACTCTATCAGCATCGTACATTTGAGCGCCCAATCTTGCAGGTGTTCGTCTACTCGGCTTGTCGTACTCGTCAAGTAACAGGCTGCCAATAGCGCCTATCTTTGGAATGAATTGATAAGCCGCAGAATATGTGTAAAACGGATAAGCATCCATCTTATCAACTTTGCGACCTGAGAAACATAGTTCGCTCATGCTGGTCCAGTCGCCAACAATGACAGGCGTGCTACAGGCTTGTGCTTCTATAATGGGAATACCAAAACCTTCACCCGTAGAAACATTCATCAGCACATTCATTGCAGAATACATCTTGACCATATACTCGTTTGCATATCCGAGGTGGTATTGATGCTGGTTACAAATAAATACATCCTTGCCAAGTACCAGCCCAAGCCCTTCGATAAATTCGATCAGGTTGACTGACTGATTATGTCCTCCTGCCCCATCGTAAGTGTGCATAAGCAGGATTGAGTCTGGGTGTTGGATCTTCAATATCTGGAATGCGCTTATCTGCTCGCAGAACGCCTTCCTGCTCGGAAAGCCCTTGTTAGCTGCTACCATGCCAACTATGTAAGCGTCTTCCGGCAATCCTAACTCTTTCCTGCTTTCCTTCTGATCCTTGGGGCTGAACGCCTCTGTATCAACACCATGCGGTACATAGTAGCAATCCAGGCCAGCCTGTTCCATCATCCGCTCAGCAAAGTGGCTGAACACAATGCGCTTATGCGCGCCTGCAACCGCACGTTTTACTGGAGGCGGTAATGGCTCCGAGTCCACAGGGAACCATGGAATCCACTTTACCCTGTCATTCTGCATCTTATTCGGGTCGTAGACCCAAGCATCGACCAGGCTTATGATAACGTCCGCTTGCTCTAATACAGCATTGGCAAGCACAATATCATTTCCGTAGGGGTGCGCCCACCTCGGATATACTTTTAGACCGTCCATATCAAGGACCGCGCCTTCAAGTCCCCAGAAGGCGGTCATGCTTACATTGTGCCCAAGAGCTTTTATGCGCGGTAGGAACACTCTTGTTTGGTTCCCATAGCCGGTTGCTGCCCATGGAGCGTTACTAAGCCAATGCAGGTTAAGAGCCATGATTCACCTCTTGCGCATTCTTGCCTTGAGCAAAACCCTCAGTCTCAGCCCTACCAATGGCTATGTTGGTAAGAACAGCAGCTTCTCGTAAGCGGGTTATCTTAGGGTACTGAATTTCAAAAGCCTCGCTGAAAGTAAGAAACATGCAATGGGCAATTCTCTCAAACAGCCTAAACGGTTCAAATCCACCCTCTAACGCAATTACAGAGCATTCGTGCATAATTTTTGTGAATGCGTCTGCGTGTTTCGCTACATCGTCACTGGCTTCTATCCAGTTTGAATATTCAAACTTTACAGGATAAAAACTTTCAGTCTGTAGCTTTTTAATCAACGAATCGAATTTCTTGGAATAGCGGATTACCAAATATTTAGGTTCAGGTAAAAACCAAAATAGCTTATCTTTTTTCAATCCTGCTTTATAAATAAGCTCCATTGCCTGTCTCTGACCATTTGATTCAAAGTAGTAAATCCTTACCTCTTGCATTTCTTTTATAATTGTCATTAGAATCCCTTTCTAACTCCCGAACAGTGCCAGGCAGGGGTGGGAGTTTTCCCTTTTCGATCCGCGGACCTATCCTGGCACATTGATAAACCTTAGGCAGCCTTTCCCACTACGTAAGAAAGCGAGAAGAGGGAAATGGTGCCGGTTGTTCCGATGTTACCTTCCTGAACACCGATCCAGTGACCGGCATCAACAAAGGCACCATCGGCGCCAGCAGTGACCATTTCTTGGGGAACGCCAGCAACGTAAACAGCGGAGCCTTTGTAGATGATAGTTCCTTCCACTGCAGTTCCGGCAGTTCCCAGATCGACCAACTGCACCAATGAGGTGCCGGCGGACTCGGTCACATAATGTCCCTCAAGAACGGTGATACCACCACCTTCTGCAGGAACCTTGAACCAGGGGCGAAAATCATTAGATAAAGCCCCGACATTAGCTGAAACGACATGTACATCAAGTTGAGATGCCATTATTTATCTCCTAAGAAGTTGGTGCTGTCGCATCAAAGATCATCTTGACGCCCAAAGCAGGACGCCACACGCCATGAGCATAAACTGCGCTCATGTTTAATTCAGTACCGCGCCGGGAAGCATCACGTTCAGCTTCTACCCGGATTGGCCGTCTCCAGTCAAGAGCCAGCGCTTCACGCGGAAATACTCCGCCTGTGAAATCATCAAGAGTATTAGGTGAAACAAACACCTGGTAGATCGGCACGCCCAAGAAACTAAATGCCTGAGTAATGCCCGAGCGAGTGATCGAATCGTTGGTAGCGGGTGTGGTGATTACAGTTGCACCAGCAACGGATGCAGCCTTAGCTAACACCGCAGCCTGGTAACCGTGAATGACAACATTCAACGGAACGGCGATCGATTTACTTGCATTGCGTGCCTGAGCGATTGCAGCTGCCACGTAACCCCAAGTAATGGCGGTGCCGGCTGCGCCTACGGTTCCACCAGTCAGTGAAGCCATGTCGCCGGCAAGATCAGTGTTGATCTTGTCTGCACCAATGAACCCAAGATACCGCGCAGCATCAGTCATGATGCTTTCGGGTGCCTCTGAGTCTCGGCGAAGATCGGTAATAAAGTATTGTTTACCGATTTCACTTGGAGTCAGAGTTTGTGATTCTGATGGTGTGAGTGCTGAACTGGTCAGGTCGTCAACCTCTGAAATTGTAGCGGCCTCTCCACCGCTGTATTCGTATGATTTACGGAGATTTCCACCCCGCATGTCACCAAATGTGGTGACAAAATTCTGCATGATCGCGGCTTCACGGACAACGAAGTAAGCGTCCTCCTGAACCGCGTTAGCGATACTTGATATATCGCTCCAAGTATTTAACTGTGCCATAGTTACCTCCTAAAGTAACTTTTACCCAAACAGCCTCTTTCTCTTTTGATCTTCTGTTTCGCCGAGTGTCGCATTATCACCAGGGTTTGTTGGCCCTGTGTTTGGTGCGGCTTTTTGCTTTGGCAGTGCGTCTAACATCTGCTTTGCGTCCGCTTCCATTTCTTCGGGAGTCTCTCCCTGGATCCGTAAAGCGAATATGGTTGGCAAAACAATCTTGGATGCTATCTTTAGCCGTTCAGATTCTTTTGTTTTTTCCTTGAGCTTCGCGTCTAATTCCTGGAGTTCTGCCTTCAAACGGTCCGTCTCTGACAATTCCGCTTTCTTGCGATCATCCTCAAGTTGACGCAGGCGCTCAAGTTCAGCCCGCTCTTTCTTTGCTTGCTTTTCGGATTCCCTCAATTTCTTGATGGTCTCCATTGCCCGTTCTTTGTCAAACGGTTCTTCAGTAACCGGCGCATCCATCACCTGGACTTCAGCTTCAGACGTCTCGCCTGTTGGTACTTGGTCTGTCATTCTTATTTCTCCTTGGGCATCTCGCCCGATATAATAAAATCGCCTATCAATCGCGCTTTTATGCGTGACTGTGGATTGCAATCCACTAAGTTATTCAGTTGTAGTAAATATTTTAGCACATATGTTTTATTTATACAATAGTCAATACCTCATATCTTTCTTGGTGTTATTCACCTATCAGATCCTTCAGGGGTGTTTCTCCTCGCATAAGTCCATAAACATTGTCTGTATGTTCTGAACTGAGTTGCCAAAATTCAAACTTGCCATCCTGCCACGCCTGCCACTTTCCCTCTCCCATTATCTGCTTCTGAGTGGCTTCATCCTGTGACCTGAACCAATCCTCTCCTGTTGCGCTTGGTGCGTTATCGCCCAAGTACGGTAACATCGCGCACCTGCCATTGTGGTGATCATCCAGCACTTCATCAAGCGGATGAATTGAACCGTGCATAGCAATACAGCTTGCGCATGTTTCACCATCCAGTTCTGCCCACCAAATCCAGCCTTTTACCACGTCCCCATTGGCAATATAGTTTGCCCGTGTCGCTTCTCGATAAGCATACAGGTGCGAAGTCCGTGCCATGCGCAAGGCATCTGTCAATCCACCGCCCATGTATTGCTCAATGATACCAGCAACCTTTCTTGGGTTATAACCTAATCCGATTCCCTCCAGGAGTGCATTAGCAACCTTGCCAGCATTCTCTTTAGCCAGGAATCCTAACCTTTTGAACAATGCACCGTCAGGCTGTAAGAATCCCAGCATGGTCTCGATCGCAGCACTTGGCAGCATCGTTGGGCTTGCATACCCTAATGCCTTCAGGTACTTCGATGAATCAGCAATCGCAGATTCAATGGCTCGTCTTGCTGAAGTGGATATTTCAACTCTCGCATACTCCTGGTAGGTAGATAGTTCCCGCTCAATAGCTTTTATCAATTCACCGTAGCGCGCCATGTTCTGAACCTGTGACCGCGTCAAACTATCATACTTCGCAAGCTCCAGTAACAGCAGGTCGATCTTATCTTTTAGCCTACCATAGAGTTGCTGGTATGCGGTGACCAACCGCCCCATTGCAGCAGCATCGTCACGCAGTAGCGCGTCCCTGAACTTGCGTGCCAGGTCGGTTATTGAATCAGGCATTATTTACCCTGTCCAAACGCTCTCAGTAAAGCGGCACCCACATTATCGCCAGTCATGCTTTCCTGTGCCAGGCGTTGCTCTTCATCCTCCCACTCATACCCGCGTTCATGCGCGGCAGTCTGTTTGCTAACCAATCCCATTTCCATATCAGCTTTTAAGGCGCTTACTTGACCAACCTCGTCAATAGGTAGAACATCAGGCCATACAACAGTACCACCGTCACTATCAAGGCCTGCCAGTGCGAGTAATCGATGGTTGATTTCTACCAGCATTTCACCGTATAGCCCGCGTTTATCCTCCAGTTTGCTCATTGCATCCTGGTACAGCACTCGCAGCGCAAAGTTGGTCAATGCGCCCAACTTATCATCCAGTGAGTCAATGTCCACCGTCCGGGCAATGTCGAACATGGCTTGACGTAGAAACTTAATAAAGTTCAGGCTGGACTCTAAATCAGATTGCATCTCAAGGTTCTGAAGCATAGCGCTCTCGTTATCAGACAGGAGCATGTCATCAACGCCCCACTTTGCTTCTCCAGACTTGCCAAACTTACGCCCCCATGTCTTTGGGTGCGCATGATATTTGATGATCTTGGCGGTGTTAGATACCACGAAATTGAACTTATCCTGGAGCGCGATCAAATCATTGTTAATATCGGGCTTGCCATAAGGCGACCCGGTCTCAATCAAGTTCTGACCGTGAACAATGGGGGCGAACGGCCACTCCCAAACCTTTTTATCGTCCAGTATCCACCGGCTTGCGCTGTCTGCATGATAATCAATTACATCCCACTGATCATTTTCGTTTAGCTCAATAACCTGTTTCTTGATAATGTCCTTTTCTGTCGCAGGATCAATAACGTTATAGGCTATGGTATATCTGTTCACCATATCGCTGTCTTCCGGCAACGTGTCCATTTGAACCCACGCGGGATCAACAGTAACCAGCCTTGTCACTTGCTTGCCGGATTTGTCAAACGCCCCATCAGGCAACAACTTGACGTAACACGTGCCCGCCTCTGAACCAAACAACCCCATCTGCTTTAACAGGAATTGCTTACGGTTCGCATCCCAAATGTTGTCGATGTAGATCTGCTGAGGTGAATCAGATTCGCCTGGAAGGTCGAATCTAATAGGCTTGCCGAACAGCATGGATACCGAACGATCAACGATAAGCCCGCAGAAGTTGATAATGACATTATCCTCTGCTGTCTTTAGTGGTTCTTTCTGAACACCGTTACGATATGCCCTTCGCAGACTGATACTTTCCCGGCGTGCCATAACCTCATTACCCAGTAACGGTTGCAAAAACCAGTCTCTTAATTGCTCAAAAATATTTGCCATAATCACCTCATTGGTAGAACGGGTTGGGTATAACCTCTACCTTGTCTATGTACATTCCATGCCATGCAATCGCTAAACTCATCACGCAATCATCATGCATTCCTTCCGGCGCGGAGTAGCTGAAACTCCCGCTCTGGTTGCGCTTGCTCTCAAATGACAGCAATTCTCCTACCAATATAGGGTCGTTGATAATGCGGATGGTCGCATTTTCAAATGCCGATTGCAACGCCTGGATAATTGTCTGTTTCGTGGCATTGGTGGTGGTGAACGGTGTTACCGATAACCCCCGCGCAACCATGTGATCGATCACCGGTCGTCCAATGCTGTTCGCCTCGATCACCATTCCATCCAAGTGCCATCTTTGATAGATTGCGGCCAGGCGGTCTATCAAGACTGGATAATCCACCCTGTTAAAGCGGTCCATAAATACCATGTCTTTACTCTCAGTATCAAATATTGATACTACCGTAAAGTCAATGCTTGATGCCACATCCACGCCGGCCACATAGGTCCTGTTTTCCTGTGGGTCTATGGGCCATAAACACGCGGCCTCCTGGACACGGCGAAAGACCGCACCTTCAGAATCAACGAATTCTGCCATTACCTCTTGCCGATAGGTAATTTCAGGTATGCCAGAGTTCTTTATTCCCTCAATTTCCTCTCTCGAAATATAAGGATTATCCCAAGTCGTATAGTGCCAGCTTGACCATTCCTTTTGTCTTGGATCTTCACCCATCCGATACAGTTGCCAAAAATGATTCCTCCCACGAGGCGTACTTCCAAAAGTAGCCCCACCGCGTAAGTCTGCAAGAGTCAGACGGATGACATTGTTCCATGAGTATTCAAGTTTTGGTATTGACGCAGCCTCGTTTATGACTACCCTTTTATAGTGCCTTCCACGTGATGCGTCCGGGTCTTGCAATGACCACATCTCAATAAACCCACCCGTTGATATTTCAATGCGTTTCTCTACCTCACTCTTATCTGTTTGTGCGACAGCAAATGTATTCACGAACCAATCCCAGTTAGGCGTGAGACTCTTGAAAGTTGGCTCATACCAGGCAACAGGTTCACCGGCAAGCAACCCGTCACAGGCGTAATTTCTTTCTATCACATCCTTACCAAAGCGCCTGCCACAGTCTAACACATTGAACCTATTTAGATTCTGCGCTATTGTCGCCTGTGCCGGATGGTACGTCGGCAACAGGATACGGGGTGTTGACATACTCAACCTCTAATTTCACTGGACTGCCATCTGGACCCGACAACTCGGTCTTGTCTGTAAACAGCTTATGGTGTTTCCCAAGCAAAGATAATGCCTCAAGTGCGCTGTAAAGTTCGAGGTCGGTCTCAACAATTTCCTTTTCCTCGCCGTCTTGAGTGCGTGGCATAATCGTTGTAACCTTTTGTCTAATTTTCTTTATCAACTTGGTGTAAGGATTTATTTGATAAACATCTTCATCATCCTTCGCCATTAGCTTAAGTTCAAATCCCATTGGTCCAACACTCATAAGGTTTTTTACATCGCCCCTTGCAATATCGGACAAGCGCACCCTAACTTCAGCTTCTGACATTATGCGCGCTTCAACAGCCTCTGAAATGTCAACTTTTGTCAATAGCTTACTGCCTATCTGTCTCGCAGTTTTATAAGAATATCCGGCGCGAATAGCCGCCTGAGTGGCGTTAAAATCGACCAAGTATTCTTCAATGAATCTGTTTTGTCTATTGTTCATATTACAAAATTAGGCGCGACCATAATACATAAGTCCTTACCAATAACCTACTCCAGGTGTAGAGGCACGCGGTTGAATCCTCATGCGGTGCTGTCGTCTTCATCCGCCTCTTCTATATCTTGCAACCTGGACTCGTGGTCAATAGTCACATCCTCAAGAATGGACACGCGATCTTCAAGCGATTTTATATGTTCCATCAAGGCAACCAGCCGTTGCTTGAGTTCAGGTTCAGGCTTCGGATCCGTCATGGTCAGCCAATCCAGTCAAGCCTCTCAGCTTCGTTTCCACGTCGCGGAGTCGCCTTGTCAGGTTGATGTTCTCGGCACGCAGTTTTGCGTTGTCGCCAGTCAGTTTTGCAACTTGATCACGGAGGCTAATAATTTCCTTTGCTTGGTCTTCGATGATACCCTCCCGTTCGCGGACATTTCGCTCCAGCGTTCCTACCCGCTCACACAGATTTTTTATCTGCGTCTCAGACAACCCCATCAGCGTTTTGGCAACTTCCATCAGGGAGGTGCTTGTAGTCGATAACGCCTCCATAGCCTTAGCTAAGGCTTCAGCATCCACCTTTTTGCGGTTGGCAATCGCCGCGATAACAGCAGCACCAATACCACCACCCAACGCGGCGATGATTGCAATAACGATCGTGACCGCCTGCTCGGTCATGGGTTACTCGTCTAAGAGTTTAGCTGCGCCTTTTGCAGCAGCATCCTCAATAGCTATGCCAGTGATCAGCGCGATAATGACAGGCTGCAATAAGCCAATCATCCATAGCACATCTTCAGCGGCCAGTGGATTGAGATATTTAGCCACAAAATAGACCGCGATTGATACCACTGTATCAGTGATCATAATCCAGAACTTTCTTGAATGTAGTAAACTTGCCATTTATGCCTCCTTAGCATATAACAAAAACTGCCAGACCAAGCTCCCTGATTTGGGAAGTAGGTCTGGCAGCAAACTCAGACTATCGCTGCAAAGCTATGTTCAACGACTGAACATTGGATTTATTATACTACAATTTCAATCTTGTCAAGGGTGAATTACGCCAGTTTCACCCGGCTTCTTATTGTATTCTTTTCCAAACTCTAAAAGCAGCGAGAGGGTAATGTCACTGGAAATAGCGCGCACCATCTTTTCAATATCATCCGCTGGTACCTTTATATTAATATCAAGAATGCTAAAAACATAAAATGGTAAATCGCTTTTTGTGTCTGGCTTTGAATATTTTACTATCTGTAAATCACCATATTCGTAAATCATTTTAATCATCCCATTTTCCTCATTCCTTCCCAGTTTACTCCCTCATGTAACAAATATGGATATCCGTCTCTTACGATAACAGCGCCCAATTTATGCGCTTCCCGGACTGTATCTCTTTGGCTGGCATAGGCGAGCAACTTTTCGTTTACACAATGTCCCATGTGAATCGCATAGAAGTTTCCAGACCTATCCCAGTCATACCGCAACAAGTGAGAATGTCCCATTATTATGTGCGTCAAAAACTTGCTTGCTAAAGATCCTGCCGCGCTACCCGCCGCGCTCTTGGGGTGAGTTATCCTGAACTCCTGACCACCCGATTTTAGAATGGCATAATAATAAGGTCCGATCTCCCACTTACCTTCGTCAAGCCTCATCAGGTTTAGTAGCTCAGATGGATTGACCGGTGAATTGATTGCCCGTAATAATCGCCCTTCGTGGTTTCCGAGTACCCAGACAAACTTATCAAAGCACTTATCCAGGGCGGTCAATGCCTTCCGTGCGAACCCCATTTCTGCAGAGAAGTCTTTACCATCTGCACCGTCGGATTCACCTATAATGTCAATGAGCGCCTGCTGTTTTGCTTTTGGTAATGATAGGGCAATCTCTAATAACTTTGATTCGTCAACATCACTCAATATCGTTTTGTTTTCCCCTTGTTTCCAGCTTGGTTCCCAACCTGACAGGGTATCCATATGCAGTAGATCACCCGCGCATATCACCTGTTTTATTTTCCAGGCGTCAGCCAGGTCAATTACGCGGTTCATAAAATCGGCCTGTTGAAAAGGGATTTCACAGTCCGGTAGGACCAGAGCGTCACCCTCTATCGTTGGCGGTTCATCGTAGCGCACATAGGGCGACTCAGGAATGCGTTGATAACTGGATTGCCCCGTTGCCAGGTAATAATGGATCTTCGCAGTGCCAGTTGCGATCCCAATCTCTTCGCCGATCTCTTTGAATGTCCGCCCCATATTTCGCAGTCTTACAATCTCGTCCTTTTGACGAGTATTTACTTTTGTTCCAGGCATTATTCGCCCTCCTAATTGGCGTCTTTATTATGTGCTTCTCTGCGATCGATTATGTTCTTGAGTAATATCTCCATATCGTCTTCTTTCAGCGAGTAGTGAAACATAGTGCCACATTCCATGCACGCCCCTGATATCTGGCTGATTATAAGCCCGTTTATGATAATCGTGCGGTCGTAAAGTTTGATCCCAAATGGCATCCCGCACTTTTTGCAGCATACCGGCGTTTCAATCGGCTTACTCATGCATCCTCTCCATTTTTATGCTCTTTGATAATTGATCCTTGATGAGGTTCATGTCCGCTATTGACCGCCTTCAGGAACTTTGACCGTGAGCCATAGATATACTTGGCAATGCACATGGCTACTCCCGTTTCCTTGTCAAACCTTTCGCCTTTCTTTGGGCGTGAGATAACCTTTGTTCCATCCTGGAATATACAGACAGTAGTTATTCCATTGAAAATGATGTGTTCAGGGGCTGCCTCTTTCCATCGTGGCATTCCAATATACCCCATAACGCAGCCATGTCTTAAGGCATCCCAAGAATCTCTCGTTACAGGGATTGGGATTGTTTTGTCAAACCACACGCCTTCTGCTATTTTCTTGACGGGCGTTATATCTAAAAAAGGCCAGCATGGCGCTTTAGCCATAAGTTCGTGTTCACGACCTTCACATAACAGTTTATTCAGTTCATCCCACCGACCAGGTTTTCTGCTACTCATTCTTCGCCTCCATTGTTGTTGAACATTTAAGCTGAGTGTCATCTTCGTTTTTCAGTGTATCACCACGACGCCATACAATCTGTTCTCTTAGCCTACGCAACTCGGACATGCTGTGGCTGTTGGCTATAATAAGTTTCAACGCTTTGTTCTCGGATTCAAGATCGGTAATGCGATTATCTAATGCATCAAGCTGAACAAAGATTTTCTGCTTATACTTTTCAGCATCTATATTTTTGGGATAGTAAATTATCCTATTCACCATCATCTCAATTTCCAATGTTTCGTCACTCATGCTTCACTCCTTTCTAATAGTTGAACAAAAATGTTAGTTTGTATGATTTCAGTTGCAACTCCAGTTCTACAATGCGCTTCTCTTGCTTTTCATGTTGGTCTTTCCAAAAGTTTGCAACGCCATCAAGCACCGCATAAAACTGAGTAGCCTCTTGTTGATACTCAAGATTCTGCTCTTCTAATTCCGCAATGCGCTTCCTAAAATACTCCAGGCTACCAACCAACTCACCCTTATCATTGATGGTCTCTGATTCAAGATAAGAGTCCATAAGAACCTCGTTCTTGTGTGTCAACTCATTTATCTTTTCCTGTTGTTGCATGATTATCTTTGCCTCAGAGCCAGGCTCAATATACAGATAACTATTACTCGGAGTTATTGTCAGCTTGGATTCGCTTGGGTTAAGTCCATTAACGCTACACTTTGGGCACATAAATCCTGCATACATATTACTTCCACAAATTGAACAACTATAAAATTCACTCATGTTTCATCTCCAAAAACTTCGTAATAATATTCATCTAAATATTTCCAGACAGCTTCACTTCCCTCTTGTAGAAGAATATCAAATACCGGTTCTGCGTTTAATGTGGAACCATCATAGTAACATGGTTTACCGATAACTTCACAATCTTCTTTACAACTTTGGTCTTTATAATGAGGCACTGGACTATGATAGCCCAAGTCTGCTGGCATTGGTTTGAAAAAATTATAGTATAAGGTACTCATTCTATTTTGTTTGATTTCCAGTTCTTTAGCAACTTCTGGTAAATACCAATTGGTATAAATAACAAATTGAACAGCACCTTTTTTACCCTTTACATACCAACGCATATCAACACCATGAATACCATAATTTTTATTAGGGTCTACGTTTCTTTTATCATATGCAGGATAAAATACTATTTCATGCACTAATTTTTCACTCATGCTTCACCTCTTTTCTGATCAACTCCAGTAAATGCTCACGGGCATTTCTCACATAAATCATATCTGCAGCAATGCCCATGTCAGTTTGAAACGTTGTAATTTTTACCGTCTCTATCAATTCATCAATCGCTTTCTCTATCTCTTTTTCACTCATGCTTCACCTCTTTCAAATACTTTACAATTTGCGCCAGCCGAATCGCCTCTCGGTTGGCTCTCGCAGTCGCCCTGATCTTGCGCCCATTTTCCAGCTTGCACTTTATGCAGACATGGTTCACATAGAACGGTGACTTGTAAAATTCATCCTCTCGCTTCGGCTGTTTGCACCTGGAACATGGTCTCATAGCACACCTAAAACCGACAAAACAACACACACTATCAGATAGATATACGTAACAAAAGAAATAATCTTTATTTCATTAACCGTTTTGATTAGTTTATCCAATCTTTTTTCTATGTCCATTTCATTACCTTCTGGTTCATGGCTATTACAGTAATGCGAACTCATTTCTCCACCTCCACATTATACTCAGGATCAATGACCATCAAATAGTGCTGATCAGTCTCAAATGCAGCCTTGCAGTCAAATCCGTACTTGCTCCTGAATTGCTTTTTCATTTCATCCAGGTCGCCTTTTGGATACGCCCTGACCATGACATCATAAGGGATGTCGTTGAATTTTGTTACTGGAATTAGTATCATCTATGCTCCTTTGCTCATCACCTGTTTGATTACTTTCAAGGCATCATCAAAACTTCTGACAATAGCCACTTGACCATTCCAACCCATGTGCCATTCGACTTGGTCATCTGACAATAAACCTCGTTGCCCCTTTATCTCCATCAGGTAGTTATCTCCTCGATAACCTACCAAAATATCTGGGCATCCTCCACCAACCTGACTTAGAACCTCTACCGAACAACCGATATTTCGCAAGTCAGCTACGATACTTTCCTGGTTATTGTCCGCTCTGTTTCGCATTAGAAGTCCCTTCAATTTCACTCATGCTTTACCTCTTTCTTAGCCATCGCTGCCATCCAATAATCAGCTTACCGTCCGAACTCCAATTGCCTTTAAACTTAGACAGTCTTACTTCTTCCAAAATATAGTATTGCCTTCGCCTATCCAGACTCTTGCGGTTTCTATACCCTCTGCGTTATATTGAACTGCAAAGAAACAATCTCTAAAAGCATTGTCGCCATGAATTTCCTCATGCTCTAAAACAATCTTTCCACATTCGGAATATAGTGTTGTACTAATATTGTTTTGGATAGTTGATATTTCTCTGCCAACATTACTAATCAACTCACCCATGCTTCACCTCCAATTCTGGAATAGGTCGCCACTCGATAATTCCGTGTGCTGCAAAATCATCAAGACCGTTTGTTCCACTTATACGCCATGACAATATCGCACCACCAAGAAATTTCATTTCATACACGCCATCTTCAGTTGGCAACCCCTCACTCACCGGTCGCCAGCGTAGCAGGGATTCGAGATAAAGTATTCTGTCTGCCATAACGTCTGGAGTGTCACAACCAAAATAGGTAATACCAGCGAGCTTTGCTGCATCAACAAGACGTTTTTTATCTATATCCGCAGCCTGCACTAACTCTGTGATGAGCTGGTTCAATCGCACTATCTCTTGTAACGCCTCTTTCATTTCATCCTCTGCTGGCTCACCCAAAAACGCACGCTTGATGTAATCTTTTGTAAATTTGCTATTATTCATGCTTCGCCTCACTTTTCTACCTTTCTGATGTATCTCCGTAATATCCACACTTTTGTCCCCTGCCCCTGCCAACCATCCTCTGATCGGGCTTCATCCAGGAATGGCACTTCTGTCTGCAAATCACTTTTATCAGGGGTAAATTTCATGTTTCATCCTCCTAATCAGATCCATTAGCTTTTCCCGCTTTTCTTGCCTATCCCAATTTGTTTGGGAGAGTTTTTTCTTATCAGGAAAAAAATTGTAAGTTAGAGTTAGTTCCACAACTGCCTCTTCAAACTCATCCAGCGCTTTTGATATCTTGCCTATTCTCGGATCAGGAGCATTTGGATTATCCATCATTCTTCGACCTCCGCGTTCTCATCCCCCACAGACGGTGACCAACTTCTGCAATAACCCTTCAACTTGTGTATGTCATTGACCGTTATTGGATCATTACCCATGAGATAACCAGTCTCAATGGAATACCATTTTCTCAGTTCCGTCCACACCTCGCCAATGGCCGGTATGGTGTGATAAATTCGCGTTGACAGCAGGTTAAATACCACCTGCTCCAGTATCTCAAGCGGAATGTCCCCTAATTGCCTGGCATAGATTACCAGTTGCTTGCGATCCACTGGTTTGCCAATCGCATCCCAAAATTGCGCAATGCAAGCCAGCTTATTGGCATAAACCTTGTCGTAGGTATCCTGATCTGTTTTTGGATCCGTCTTAGGTTTTATCTCTTTTGTCATTTGAACTCCAGTTTCATCTGCATCTGTGCTTCTTTTATGCGTTTTTCTGCAATAGAGAAATAGGTCGGGTCGATCTCAATACCTATGAAGTTTCTGCCAGTCTGAACGCAAGCCACACCAGTTGTGCCTGAACCCATGAATGGGTCGAGAACGGTATCGCCAGCATTTGTGTAGGTCTCGATCAACCATTCCATTAGTTTTGTAGGTTTCTGAGTTGGATGCATTGAATTATGATTTCCATTTGGAAATTTCATAACGGTTAATGGGAATCTTTCCCCGATATTATTATTAACATTACCCCCAGCCGAATGATAATGAGATGATCTATGAGCAGTATTAATTTTTTTATAAGGTTGACCTTTTACCATTTGAGGGTTGTATACTGTTTGAAGTTTATTATTTTCCCCTCTTATTCCCACTTTACAAAAAATTAATATATTTTCATGGTTTTTCAATGGTCTACAATTCGCATCAAAATACATGCTCCCTATTGATTTTTCCCAGATTAATTCATATCGAAAACATTTTCTATTGCTGACAATTAAGTCTGTCGTAAATGGTTGCGAACTGAACATGGTAATAATTCCATTTTCTTTTATAAAACCATTAAGTTGCTCCCACATTTTGCTAAGTTCAATGCTCTTATCAAACTTGCAATTTGTTGTCCCATAAGGAGGGTCAGTAATAATCGCATCCACGCTCTTGTCTGGCATACCCTTCATAACTTCCAGGCAGTCACCAAGTATCAACTCAACGGTCATGATTTAACCTCATTCTTTTTATGCTCATCGATCAATTCCTGGATTACTTTTTGGTTGTGTTCTTCCACTGACTCCGGGGAACTCTTGCTCTGGTATTCACGCTTTTGTTTCCCATCATCCTTCCCGGTCGTTTTCCACCTGGAAAGGATCGCCTCGATGTATTTTAATTTTCTAACGTTAGATAGAACCGCAACTTTTATCGCGTCCACAACCCAACCATCAGTATAAGTTTCCACTAAGTCATTCAAATCATCTGCAATAAAGGATGTAATCATTCCTATATTGGATTCATATGCTGAAAAAGCCAGTGGCTCAGTAGTAGTAGTATCTTTTAATTGTGATTCTGTGGTATTGTGATTCTGTGATTGAATGAAGGAACCGCGATTTAGTGAGGGATCCAAAAAAGTCTGACCCGAACTCTGGGTCGAACTCTGGGACGAACTCTGGGACGAACTCTGACCCATACTCTGTATTAGTTCAGCGTTATCATAGAGTTCGTCTTTTTCCAAACACTGCTCATTCTGGTTTTGAACCAATCCATCATACCTTCTGGGGTCGGTCCAATTATGGATAATGATGTTTTGAGAATAGCGTTTCTTTTCGCAAGTTATATAACCCTCAGATGCCAAATGTTTGCGGTGTTCTCTTATCATCCCTATCGGTTTTTCGAGGTCTTGCGCTGCATACTCGTCTTTCCACTCCGAGATAGTTCCCGTTTCCCAGTTGGCATTGTCCAGGATATAAAAATATAAGTACCAGGCTTGCCCCAACTTATCAATGTGCTTTGGCTCTAATATCCCACGCTTGACCTTGATCCATGTTTTCTTAGTCATAATTGCTCCCGAACTGCAAGAACTCAATTAGTTCTTGTCTTGTTATCTTCTTGCCATCCAGATATATTAGACCGTCATCCGGTGATGTGTTCTCGAATATAAGAAAGTGAAAGCCATGATAATTAGCATCTATCTTAGCGCACTTATCAACCAATTTAAACAATTCTGTTTGTGGAAACTGTGGTTGATGTCCGTATCTTTTTTCTTCTATCATCATCCAGTCACCTGTCTTATAGTTTCTCCATACATAATCAATGTTGGTTGCAGTAAATCCTCTCTTGCTATCAATCTCGCTTTGATTGCGTATCCAAATTCCAAACTCCGTTGAGTGGCTATCTCTCCGTTGTGCTGTCATAAATCCTCCTGATAGAAATGTTTACGTTTTCCACCTCAAGGTCTATACCGTCAAATAAACATCCATGTTTCAAGGCTGCTATTCCAGTTGTGCCAGCCCCACAAAACGGATCAAAGATAGATTGACCTGGTAAGCAAACTCCAGATATTATAGAATACATACCCGACACTGACTGACCCCACTTATGAAACGCTTTTTCGTTTTCTCCGCTTTCGTAAACATCGCCAAACATCTTTCCTGAATATTTACCAACCGAATAAACCAATAACGGTTTCCATTTTGGAATTACGTTCTTTTGCCAAAGTGAGGCCGATTGACCTGGAGTGAGGTAAGCAAGAGTCCAGTAGTAATCCATGTGCTTTGACATCATTTCGTAAATCTGATTGAGATAGGATTGTCCGCACATAGCGATCAATAATCCACCAGGCTTCAGCCACTCTTTTGATCTGATGGCTAAAGTTTCATAAAGAGGTAAATATTCCTGTGGATAAGGCGGGTCCGTAATTATAAAATCATATTTCTTGTCTGTCTGATATGTTCTAATATCACCAATCTCAACGTGCCATTTATCGCACTCAGGAATTGACTTTGCCGATTCTGCAATATCTTTTCTTTCCGCTTCACGTTCTTTTTTACGAGCTTCTTTCACGGCCTGGTTCGCAGTCATTTCGCCTAATTGCATTTTTTCCATCAATTCAGGTGCTTTGCGTTTCACTTCTTTTATTGTCCTGACCGTTCGCTCGGAAACATTTAGTTGTTTTGCTGCCTTAGCCTGCGATGTGTGGGTCGGCAAATTTGCCGACCCTGTTGTATGTTGGTTGTCTCCTAAATTCATGTTGGCTATTGCTTCAGCCACAAGCCCCCTTTGTGTTTCGTTCAGGTGTCTGCGGTGCAGGTTCTTACTGATTACGAAAGATTGCGGATCATCGCCTGTGTATTCCTGGCATCTTGGTTCTATACCTAAGTCCATACATGCAAGATATCTGTTTCTACCGTCAAGTATTGTTCCTTCGTATGTCCATACAGGTTCAAGCAATCCGTTTATTGCTATATCTGCTTTTAGCTGGTCAAATTCAGATTCACCCATCATCGGAAATATATCTGCTATTTCGTGAAATTCCATATTCTATCCTTATAACTAAGAACCGCCTACATCATGACAGTATCTGGCTTATGGATACTTGATGTAAGCGGTTCTCGGTCACTGTCATTGTATCCATAAGCTAACACTCATTATACTACATTTTGCTTTTGTCAAGGGGTGAATTCTCAGCCAGCTTATCGGATTATCCACCGTGCGCTTTGACACGATCTTCAGGATAAGGTATTTAGGGTCCATGTGACTCCAGATGGTTGGGTAAACCGGCAATCTTGCGGCTTAGCTTTTCTGATAGATCGATAAGTTCTTGCAAGTTTCTTCACTTGACTTCTCTGTATGTGGTGCTTGCTGAACCGTTTGAACATCTGTTTCAACATCCGTTTCTAATTCAAGCGGACACCAAGAGGGGCGGGTAGTACTGTCTTCGATGCAAATTCCTTCGGCTTTACACCACCCAGCATAACTCTCCATAAACAACTCACACTCAGTGCAATCGGGTGGCATCTCATCTACTATTACTCGTTTAACTTTCATACCATCTCCTTGCCGGTGATATAGCCCGCCGGTAGGCTGGTAGATTATTTTACAAGTCTGATGCTCACAGAAGGCGAACCAACAGTCTTCGCATTGGCCAATTGTGGAATAACCAGGGACAAGCCATCCAACATCTTGGTATCCCATGAAACACGCCCTTTAGAGAACACGGCCATATGGGTCGTGCCTTTCACAGTTTGACCTTCCTGGACAACCGCGCCTTTCAACTCAGACTCTTTTATGGACAGGTCTAAATTCAACTTGTCAATAGTAGGAGCAAACTCAGCGTCAACGTCCGCTAATTGCTGTTTGATCTCAGGCGTAAGTATGGTGTCGATTACGGCCTGTTTCTTGGACTCGATATCGGCCTTGTGTAAAACAATGTCGGTATATTCTTCAAGTAATTCGTTTGGTGTAGCCATATTCCTCCTATCTCATAAAAGCTTGAACAGATCTTCCAAGTCTTTGGCTAAAAGTTCTTTTAGATAGTCAAAGTTAGATTGTATTGAACTCAATAAATCTGGGCTGCAATTTAACTCTTTAGCAGCTTCTTCAATGGACTTGTCTTCCGGAATCGATTCCCAGTCGTTTTCGACAGTTGCAAAACCAAAGCTAAAGTCATCTAAGTGCTTTTCGATCTTAGTTACTTGTTTCATGTTATCTCCTATTGTCCTATTGGATTGAACCTTCTGCTTTTGCTTTTAGCAGAACTGAGATTGCCTGTAGTTTTGTTTCCAGTTCCATCTTTTCGTCTTCATCAATTTCGACCCCTATGTATGAGGTTAGGCGTGTTTTTAGTTTATTCAGGTCTTTTGGTGTCAACTCGAAATAGGGCTTGCCTTCGGTATTCTTGATGGTGCAGGCTTTTTCGATTGTCATTGGTTCAGGCTCGTCTTCCGGGTCATCATCAGGCTCAAATCCCAAGTCCTCAACGACCTGGTTTAGCGATTTTGTTTCACCCTCGATGATAGTTACGCCATCTGCTTCTGGTAAGTCATCTTCTAACTCTGGGTCATCAGACATTGCCAGTGCGTCTTTTGGATCGAGATATCCATACCTGCTCAACAACAGTCTAAGAACAGTCTTGCGTTCCATTTCGACCCTGTTTGTTTTCCATGGACTTGACGAAATATTGATGCTTTTTGAATACCTGTCTGCATGTGCATAGATTTCATCGATAGTCATGTAAAGGGACTTTGAAAAACCGCTGGTCAACTGGAAACTTGCCAGGTATCCGATAACCTTATCAGATGTCCTACCGCCATTTAGCGACACTTCTCCTGTCATGCGGTCTTCAAATACCATTTCGCCATCATATATCGGGCTGACATTGATAAAGCGATATTTTCCAGTACGTAAAGCAAGCTGGTAAAGCCCCTTGTATCCAATGATAAGAGTTGCCTTATCCTTGAATGGCACAAGATATGCTTGCCCGAGGGATGGTTCGCATAACAACTGGATCGTTGCCGCACGGAGTGCTGATGAAAAAATTGATTGAGGTGTGCATTTCTGTAGCGCCTCGTTATTGGCTACTGCCAGGATTGCACTTTGAACATAACCACCGGCATTATGCTTGCCAACTATCTCAGCAAACCGCTCAATGATCTCAGGGCTTCGCCCATATTCTTTGATTGCTAAAAATGTGTTTTTATTATTGTCTGTCATTTTCTATCCTTTCACTTGATAAATTTTTTATTGTCTTTTTCGATCCAATATAAACAGCCGATCGCCAGGCATAAAATTACAAATCCAAGTCCTAACTCCATCATTATCTCCTTTCAAAATGGTATCTCGTTTTC